CAGAGAAAAAAGAAGAAACAAAAGGAAAAGTTCCTAAACCTACGGGTTGGAGAATAATGGTCTTACCATTTAAAATGAAAGAGAAAACTAAAGGTGGATTAGTATTAGCCGAAACTACATTAGAGAAGCAACAAGTTGCATCACAGTGTGGTTTGGTCTTAGCTATGGGTGATCAATGTTACAAGGATAAAGAACGATATCCTGATGGTCCATGGTGCAAGGTTAATGATTGGGTAATGTTTGCACGTTACGCAGGTTCACGGATCAAGATAGATGGTGGGGAAATACGTCTGCTAAACGACGACGAAGTGTTAGCAACAATTGATAGTCCAGAGGACATCTTGCATGAGTTTTAACATAGGAAGGAGTAACTATGCCAGAAGAAAATAAAACTGTTGATATTGATACATCGGGTCCAGGTGCAGAAGTTGATTTGCATGAGGAAATAAAAGAAAACGAAATCGAGGTAGAAAATGAAACAGTTGAGAACAATACTGAGTCCAATGATTCATCTGAGAAATCTGATGAGCAGTTGGGTGTTCGAAGTGATTCGAACAACGAAGAACAAGAAACAACGAAACAAGAAGAAACAAAAAAGGACGAAGAAAAATTAGAAGAATATAGTAAAGGTGTTCAATCACGTATTGCTAAACTTACTCGAAAGATGAGAGAAGCAGAACGTAGAGAACAAGCTGCCATAGAATATGCTAAATCAGTTGAAGAAAAAAGAAAACAGGATTATTCTCGTTTTCAAAAAACAGATTTAGATTATTTAGATAAATTTGAGAAAAATGTTAGTGCTGGATTAGAAGCTGCAGAGCGAGAACTCGCAACCGCTATCGAGACACAAGACGCAAAAGCTCAGATTGCAGCAAATAAAAGAATAGCAGAACTCTCTTTTGAGAATGCTAGGATTAAACAAGCAAAACAAAGTAAAGAACAGGTTAGTGCAGAATCAACTGTACAATCTGCTGACAGTGGAAACATTGCACAGTCTTTACCTGCAAGTACACCAATGCCAGATCCACAGGCGGAGGCTTGGGCTGCTAAAAATGAATGGTTCGGAAGTAATAGAGCCATGACTAATACAGCTATAGCACACCACCAAGATTTGGAAAATGAAGGTTATGACACAACTTCTCAAGAATACTATCGAGAAATTGATAGAAGAATGAAAGTTGACTTTCCTGCTAGATTTGGTATTACTACAGAAGAGAAAACGTCCGCTCCCGTGCAAACGGTTGCATCTGCTTCAAGAAGCGTAAAACCTGGACGCAAAACTGTGAGACTCACTTCTTCTCAAGTAGCAATAGCTAAAAAATTAGGAGTGCCACTCGAAGACTACGCAAAACAATTAAAACTCACGAAGGAGGCATAAGCGTATGGAAAAAGAAAATAAAACTACTTCTCGTGCGAGTCAAACTAGGTCAAAGACTGAAAGGCCAAAAGTTTGGGTCCATCCGTCAGCTCTAGACGCACCCCCTGCACCTGATGGTTTCAGGTATAGATGGATAAGAGCAGAAAGCGTTGGCTTTCAAGATACGAAAAACATATCTGGACGTTTAAGAGAAGGATATGAACTAGTAAGATCTGAAGAAGTTGAAAATGCATCTGACTATCCGACCGTTGAAGACGGGAAATACAAGGGAGTTGTTGGAGTTGGAGGCCTTCTACTTGCGAAGGTACCTGAAGAGATCGCGAAGCAAAGACAAGAGTATATGACTGACCGTCATAAACAAAGAGACGAAGCTGTAAAAAACGATTTAATGAAGGAGCAGGATAGTAGAATGCCAATCAATGTTGATAGGCAGTCTCGTGTAACCTTCGGTGGTACTAAGAAATAATTTTTTAACTATTTCTAAATCACTGATTTAAATTAAACCGTATCTGCCCCTTTGGGACAGGTACATATGGAGAAAATAACTATGGCAAATAGAAACACACAAGGTTTTGGTTTGATCCCTGCAGGAACTCTTGGCTCAACGCCAGCGACTTCTGGTCAAGGCAAATACAAAATCGATGCGGGTTATGCTACCACTATATATCATGGTGGTGCTGTTGCTTCTGCTGCTGGTTACATCGTTGAAGGACAAGGAACTGATACTCCTATCCTAGGCGTGCTTAATGGAATATTCTACAACGCGGCTACAACTTTAAAGCCGACGTTTGCGAATCATTACGTTCAAGTAACACCAGCAAACTCAGAAGATATCGATGCATTTGTATTCGATAACCCACAACAACAATATGTAGTAGCAACTGATGATGCAGTAGCACAATCTGGATATTTAGAAACGTATGACATGAACACAACGGCAGGTAGTACAACTACTGGTCAGTCTTCAGCTACACTAGATATCGGAGACACAAGTGCTGATGCAGCTTCATGGAGATTATTAAGATCTGCTGAAGATCCTGAAAACGATGAAAATGCGGCTTTCAGATCTGTAGTAGTGGTTGCTAATCTTATTGAACTACAAAACTAAGCTAGAATAGGAGAACAATTATGGCTATATCACGATCACAACTAGTTAAAGAACTAGAGCCAGGTTTGAATGCACTATTCGGCCTGGAATACAAACGTTATGAAAATCAGCATTCTGAAATTTATAACGAGGAATCATCTGACAGAGCTTTTGAAGAAGAAGTAATGTTAAGTGGTTTCGCAAACGCACAAGTAAAAGGTGAAGGTTCTGGAGTTTCATTTGATGAAGCACAAGAAACTTTTACTGCTAGATACACTCATGAGACTGTAGCTTTAGCATTCGCAATCACTGAAGAAGCGATTGAGGATAACTTGTATGACAGACTAGCGTCTAGATATACAAAAGCTTTAGCAAGATCTATGAGCAATGCGAAACAAGTAAAATCAGTAGAACCACTGATTCAAGGTTTACCAACAACAAATAACTTTGATTCAGGTGACGGTGTTAGTTTATTTAACACAGCTCACCCAACGGTTGCTGGAACTTTCGCAAACACACTAGCTACTCAAGCTGACCTTAACGAAACATCGTTAGAGCAGTCTATGATAGACATCGCTCAAATGACTGACGAAAGAGGTTTGAGAATTGCTGCTAGAGGAGTAAAAATGATTATTCCTTCTGAGCTACAATTCACTGCTGAAAGACTGATGAAGTCTCAAGGTAGAACTGGAACAGCTGACAAC